GGAGGCGAAACCATTCTGGGGGCAAAAGAAATTTTACGATGCCCTTCGAAAAAGTGTCGGATGCACTAGACAGATCGATCGTGGCTAGACCACCATCAAGGGACCCCGAACGGGCAGCCCTCTGATTACGCTTTTGATCGCGTATATCGATGCCAAAAGAACGCAGCCTGCCGGCCATCCAATCGCCAATACCAGCCTGGAAAAACGTGTTCAGGCACGGCTCGACGACGACGGACCGGTGGATCTTTGCGTTCTTAGGGACGAAAACGAGTTTTCCGACCTGAACTTCAACGTTGACAGTTTCAACTAAGAAACCGTCGTCGTCAATCGACCACAGTGAATCGTGGGCCGACGTCCAGTGAGGGACTTCGCGAAGGGCACCCGGAAGGAGACCCGACGCTAAGACGTCTTCACTACAACCGATACCCGCTGCGAACTTCGCAGTGGGGCATGCTTCGGTTTTTCTTATATCCACCGTCGCACCTGGGCCAAAACGCAAGGCAAGGTCGGATAACGAGGGGCAACTGCCCAGAATCCTTCGTATTTTACGCCGCGCAGCAAGAAGTTGCCGCATAACGTCAGGGTGGGCACTCACGCGCCCACTACTGAGAAGGTGAAAAAACTCGTTACTCGCCCGGCACTGCGCCTCAGCCTCGATGAACTTACCATATGCTAGTCGCTCCTTCTCAGCAGGGTCCCCGAGGGGGCCGAGTTTCGAGAAGAGAGCTACTACCTGTCGTGCAGCCAGATGGTTGTGGACAGGGACCTCAGGTGAGGAGGCATACAGCCAATCATCGAAACGAGCCAAACCCATAAAATCCCCTCTTTCGAGGAGATCAACAAGCGGAGCTCGGTAGGGTCCTGTCCGGGAGGACAGAACGGTTGCGATATCCCTCAGAACAGAGAGGGTGTCTTCCAGCGATTGCTCGCTGGCCCAGTCACATGATGACATAATGGGACTCCAGAAGAAGTTGCTACTTACACAAACTCGACAGTACGACGTCGAGAACGGGGGTCAGCTCAGGAAGATAGAGCGACCCAACAGCCAGGATAGCCGCTAAGAAAATTGCGGGGACCATGTTAAGAAACCATGATATCCTGGTCGAACAGCTCCGCAGACGGCCCCGAAGTAACAGGGGCCACCGTGGTGGAGATACCGTTAAACACGTTCGTGGCAAGCTGGCGCACGAGACGGCGATCCGAAATGGTCGCACGATCGTGAAAAAAGCCAGTCACGCGGATTGTGTTAGTGTAAGCAACCTTCGGAGCAGCGGTGTAACCCGCCGCATTCTGGCCAGACACCGACTCCATAACGGGGACGGAGGCGGTCAGGGTGACCTGCTTCACACCGGAAGGAAGACGCCGTTTCCGGGTCTCGATCGTAATCTGTGCATACAACGGCACGGTCGTGAGGGCCTCGCGCCAAAGCGCGATTTCTTCACCGGTCTTGGGATCAACGCGAACGCTGATGCCAACCAGGGTGTGAGTTACAGGTGTGGATGCGCCATCAAAGGCAATGATGTTTGCTTGAGCAGACATATGAGTATCCTCATAGGGAAACAGAAGGAAAGGAGGTCACCGCAGCGCTGAACGAACTAGCGCCGCAGCGTTCTCGAGATGTCCGAGCGAGAAAGCTTTGTCAAGAGCCTTCATGCTCGGGCGAGGCACAGAAATTGATGTGCCAACGGTACGAACAACACCCACGCAACGCCTGTACACGGAGCCACCGGAGATCGACTTGATCGCCGAAGGGCCGACCGCACCAGGATTAGAGTAGGTAGTACCGAACGAGGCCGAGGCGGCGTAGTTCAGGAAAACGGTCTTGACAAAAGACCCCTGAAGTTTACCAAACAAGGCCTGATTCTCGAGGAAGTCACCGACCGGGACAAACCAGTCGACA